CTGAGCCCCGCTAAGAGTAATGTTTGCCGTTGTTGCAGCAATACAACTGGCCTTTACGTCAAGGCCCTCGGCTACGTTGTCGACGTACTGCTTTGTTGCCACCTGCAGGGCAGATACGGGATCTTGTGTCAAAGCAACGCTTGTCAAACCGCCAAGGGTCAAAGACGTTGCGCCAAGATCAATTGACGTCGTTCCAATGGTCACCGAGTCATTGACAAGGCTTGCATTCGCAATGTTGCTCAGTGTGTTCAGGCTAGCATCGATCGTCTTGCCAGTCAGTGTCGTTGGCACGTCAGCATTCACAAGGGCTCTGAATGTCGGCGCAGTCGAACTACCAGTCGTTGGGCCTGCAAACACGGTATTTGCCGTTTGGTTTGCAAGATCTGCCGTCAACGTGCCTGAAATCGTAATTGGGCTGCCACTAACATTGAAGATGTTTGGCATCGACAAGCCCACAGAGGTCACGGTACCCGTACCGCTGATCGTGGCCCAGTAAGGCGCATTTGCGCCGTCAGAAGTCAGTACCTGACCTGCCGCTCCCTGGACCGTTTGCAACACGAGATTTGTGCCATCGGTAAACAAAACTGCGCCGGCCACTAGGTTTGTGATGTTCTGACCAGTTCCGCCGTTTGCAATCGGCAAAATCCCGGTTCTTTCGTTGTCATCACTAATGTCCACAGGAGGGTGCACGTGGTCATCTCTAGCTGCCTGTGTACCAACACCAGGACCTGCTGATCCAAGGGCCAAGGGGGTATCATTCGAGAAGTCTATTGACAATGTACGGTTGGCTTCTAGGTTGCCACCGCCTGAAAGACCAGCACCTGCGATAATCTGCCTGCTATCAGGCACAAGACCCGCAAAGCTTGGCGACGCTAACGTTACTCCAATGACTCGGCCCTTGGCACTGACTTGGATGACCGGAATCTGTGTAGAACTACCGTACGTGCCAGCAACGACCCCGCTATTGTCAAGCTGCGTGTCTCCGATGCCACCATTCGCAACTGCGATGGTCCTGTCTTGCGTCAGATTGCCGCCACCTGTCAATCCTGTGCCAGCCGCAATGATTCTTGACGCCGGAACCTCAGCAGAACCCGCAACGTCACTGAAAACGGCTTGATAGGTCACGCCACCAATCACAATTGGGATAGTTCCTGACGCCGTTGGCGCCGGGGCCACCGGAAGATCAGTAATCTTGGTAGGTACTAGGTTTGAGGGGACCGTCATGGCGTTAAGTACTCCGTATTTGTCCCGATAATGAAGCTGTTGTCGTCTTCACTGACCAATCCTGCAGGATCAGAATTTAACGGGGCATCTGGCCTTACAAACTGCAAGGTAATGTTGTCTGGTTGCCTTGAAGGCAGGCGATACGGGTCAAGATCATCGACATCCTCTCGGCAGACCCGCAAACCTGGTGAATTTGGGTCACTCATCAGTTCAGTGATTGAAAACTTCCGCTTGCACCTGTCGCAAATGGCAATTGCGATCGATGATCTGCCGCGGGTGTCGAGGTAGATGCTCATCTTGTGTAAAGCGCAATGTTAGGCGTAAAGTAAATTGGAGAATTGTCACGTTCCTCGTCTTCTGCCTCCTTCAAGGCTCGCAGCATCTTCTGATCTAGTATCGGAAGCATCTGCGGATCGACTGATGGCAATTCTTCAGCTAACTTTGCAGCCAGGCAATACACAATGGCGTCATACCAGCGCTGCGGAACCTCGATTTCCTGCGTCATCGTGCCCACGTCCATGATGTAGCGCTTGACATAGCACACGATCTGTGCAAACGTAAAGTCGCCATTGGGCACTTGCCACACGTTCATGATTGGATACTCTCGCTGCCTGTCTAACCAGTACTGTAATGGACGACCTTGGCTCGTTTTGTTTGGCAGGTTGGAATAATCGTCTCGGTTGATCCTGGCCACAGGTATTTCTGTTGGCGTATTGCCAAAAAACACGTCTTCCTGGTTCAATGTGCCTGACGTTGCAACGACGCGGCAGTACTGCTCAGCCAAGGTGCCCTGCAAATCAGTCCAATTCCACTGACCAGCAATAAAGCCAGGATCTGCAACCGTGGCAACCGTTGTCCAAACTGTTCCGTTGATACTCGTCTGCACAACGTAGCCAGTTGACACGCCATCAAACAAGACGCCAATGTTCGTGACCTGGGTATCTTCACCAAAGTCAATCAAAACCGTCGTTGAGTTGCTGGTTTCTGTGCCCTGCAGCTCAGTCAAGGTCCTGAAGTTGGCATTTAAGATGTCAACGGTACCAACAGGCAATGGAATCTGACTCACTGCCTCATACAGAGGCAAAATGTCCTTTTCAATGCACCATAGTTGGATGCCACGGTTGGCAAGGTTTGACAAAATAAGGTACAGGGACTCATTTGCAGTGGCAATCATTTCACTGCTAATGCCCTGAGGCGGCAAACGACAACGCCGGAAGGCATGATCAATCACCTTCCTGGTATTAAACGTCGTTTGGCTGACTGTACCTGATACTGCCACCGGGTTCGCTCCTCAAAAGTTTCGGCTTGCAGCTACAGCAAACCCGGGTTATCAAGAAATTTTACTGTGATTAGCCTACTTTTGGCTTACTTTTATGCACAGGAACACCAAGACCCTTGTGCGCCTTGGCTGCTGGCATGCTCGCATGCTTCTTAACGGCCTTTTCGACGATCTTTTTGTCCATCTTCACGTCTTCGTGCTTCATTTTGCCGCCGTCCTTGCGAGCAACTGGCTCACCGCCCTTGCGCTCCATGATTTCCATAACGGTTCTCTTGGCCCGGTCAGGCGAAACATCGCGCTCTGGCATCTGCTTGGCCCGCATCATCATGGCCCGCTCTCGATCTGTAATCTGGGCGCCAGTGGGCCTTGTCACGTTGGCTGTTCTTGCCCTCTCTGGCATCGCAGCAGCTGCCCCCGATTGCCTCCGGGCTGCCATACCGGCATTCGCTGGCAATCTACCCTCCATGGATTCATCAACAATACGACCGCCGGCTTCTTTCTTGGTAGCCTTGGCCTCTGAATACCCAATGGCCAGGGCTTGCTTCGGGTTAGTTACAACCGGCCCCTTTTTGCTGCCAGAATGCAACTCGCCCTCGGCGTACTCTTGCATGACCTTGCCAACCTTCGCCATGGTTTTCTTCTTGGCCCCGCCCCTGGCATAGCCACGCACCATCTGCTTGCCATCGGACGCTGAGAACCCAAAGTCTGACGGAAATGAAAACTCCCCATAAGCGGCCTTACCCATTTTTCTTACTCCTTTGTGCTGCTCGCATATTGTCTACGAGGTTTGGATACGGTCTGCCGGCTGCCTTGGCGGCCGCTTTCGCACTCGCCTTAGCACCAGAACTTAACTTTTTAGGCTTTGGAAGATCTTTTGGCCTAGGTTTGTCCCATGGCGCCTTGACCTTACCACCCTTCTTAAACTCCATTGGATCGCCAATCATGTCAACAGTCCCATTTTCTAAGAGCCAGAGCCTTCCTTGTCGGACGACCCTTGTCGTCTTTCATTGGACCCGGCATGCCACCCATCCTCGCACAGAAGCTTTTCCTCCGACCGGCGGCCTTCGGGCTCTTTGCAGCCTGCTTTGCCGACACCGGCGGCTTGAGATCGCCTCCTGTCTTCCGGTTGTAGGAATCGCGGCCTTTTTGGTTTAAGCCGCCCTCTGGATTCTGCCCCTCTTTGCGAGCCCATACGGCACCTCCCTTGCCTACGTAGAGGACTTTGCCGCCTTTTGCAAATTTGTGGTCGTTTACCATGTTGCTATGCCAACGCGCTTCCAGGTATTCGTGGCCACGCAGACGTAAATGTAGCTGCTATCCCAGCAAATGTCGCCCTTAACGCCTGTGTCGGCAGCCGTTGCGATGGTCCTTTCTGTCGGAACCCTGACCGTGTCGCCGGTCAATTGCAGGTCTCCATCACTGGTTACCGTAGCTACGGTCGTTGGTGCAGCACCTGCAGCCATGAGCTGAATAAGGAAGTTAAAGTCTTCGCTGGTTGCCGTCACGTCTGTTGCAGACGCTATCAACCTGGCTCCGATCTCGTTATTTCCTGCTGCCGTTTGGCACTCGAAATCTAGCCTGGTACCAATACCGGCTGCCGGAGTGCCTGACGTCGTATGCTGCAGGGTTGCAGCTGTCGACGCCGTGTTGGTCGCTGCATCATCAACGGTCAGCGTAGGCTCATCACTCGCAAACGTCTTAATCTGGTCTGAGGTAATGCTAACGGAAGCTGCTGACTGCACGGCTTCGTAAAGCTCGGTTCCTACCAGGGCAACGCCTGGCGTAAGGTCGGTGATCTTTACGTTTGCCATGATTTACGCCGTCGACTGTTGTGTGATTGTCAGGCGAATGGTGCCAGACCCACTGTTGATTTTGTACCGAATGGCCCGCATCAAGGTTGTCGACGAATGAGTCTGATTTGTCGACGCTCCAGTAAAGGCGCCACCAGTCGCCGGATGCGCAACCGCAGTCTGCGTAATTGTGCGATCGAAGGGATCCTCGTTGGTATACTGAATGTCATAGTTCACGGTCCCACTCACAGTTGCTGAAATAGACGTCACCTGATTGGGCGTGTAAATGTCCATCGGATACCAATCACTATAGCCAGAC